ATTCAAAACGCTCTCGGGTGGTTTCCCACCCGGAGCGCAGGGAGAAAGGAGATGGATCAGCAGGTGATCGCCGCAAACGCGTTCGCCAGCATGATGCGGCTGTCGGTACGCGTGTAGACGATCAGGTTGACCTGGTGGGTCGCGGACTCCGAGTACGGATCAACGAGCGACGTGATCCCGGTGCGGTCGAAAATCTCGAAGTACTCGAAGTTCCCGATCAGCATGAACACGTTGCCGTTGGTGGTCGCGGTCGGGCCGTACTTTGCCACGCGGTACGGAACGCCGTAGATCGAGCCGGGCATCCCGCCGACCATCGCGTCTGCATTGCTGTTGGCGGTGGTCCAGATGTATTCGGTCGCGCCGCTAACTGAAACGCTGTTCTTGAGCTTGCGGACGGTCTTGAGCACCGAGTCGTGCATCACCCACGAGAACCGCGGACCCGTGCGGTATTCCGGCGGGACCAAGTGGTAGGTGTCGATGATGTTGTCCGCGGTGATCGTGGTCAGGGCGGCTCCACCAAGGTCAGTCACCTGGCTGGCGGAGACGAGCTTCGAGTTCATCGACGAGCCCATGCAACCCTCGGGCTGGCTGCTGCCGGTGCCGATGGTGAACGCCTCTTCCTGCTTGAGCGCGATGCTCATGCCGCACTTGTCGGCGCAGTACGCAAGGCCGGTGCCGATGCCGCCCGAGCCGATGGCGTCCTCGATGAACTCCTGCGAGATGGTCAGGCGGGTCGCGTACTTGTACGGGACCACGCTGATCGCGGTGCCGAAGGTGACCTCGTCCTGAGTGACGGTGGACGCCTCTCCGATCAGGCTGGTCGCGGGCAGCGCGCCCTCGACGGTGATCGTCCGCTTGCTGTCGATGCTGTTGACGCGCGCGAGGCTGCGGATCACGCCCGCCTGCTGCATCTTCTCGATGATGCGGCGCTCCATGTCGGTGGGCACGCCAGCGTTGGTCGTGGAAAGCGCGATGTCATTGGTTGCGCGCAGCTCGGCATCGTTGCCCGTCGCGACGTAGTTGAGCCACGCGCGCGCGTACTTCTCGCTGGACCGCGCATCGCCCTTCGCCTGGGCGCCGATGTTCGCACGCGACTTCAGCGTGGGCTCGGACTCGAGCTTGCTCAGGCGCTCGCGGAGCGACTTGAGCTCGGCGGCTTCCTGCGCGCGGAGCTCGATGGCGGTGAGATCATCGTCCATCCGCGCGAACTTCTCGCGCTCCTCGCCGCTGCCGCGGGTGTCGACGGTCTGCGGCGCGCGTCCCGTGCGCGCCTCGTATGCATCGAGGGACTTCCGGTACTGGTGGGTGATCGACTGGAGCTCGTTCAACTCATCGGACATTGTCTGCCATCCTTCTGAAATGCAATGCGAGCCGCGCGAAAGCGGCCTCGGTGTAGGCCGCGGAAACGCTCCGCAGGCTCGAACTGGTCTGGGGGTACGCCGCGTCCTGCACGATGCTCACCTCGACAAGCTGCGCTCGCTTGACCAGGCGTTCGGTGCGGGTCTTGTTCCAACTGTCCTCGGCCACGTAGAAACCAAAGGACATCTCTCCGCTCAGGTCGCCGCGCTCGATGAGCGCGCGCACGTCGTTGCCAAGCGTTGTCTCGGGAAGCGTCGCGGTGAACGCGAGTCCGTTGCGGTCCGACTTGAGCTGTAGGGTGCCCGACTTCGTGCGCGCCAGCGGCATCGAGGCGTCGTGGTTGTAGTACAACTTCACGTCCGCACCGCTGGCAAGCGTCTCGTTGAACGCGCCTGGCGCGATCCTCTCCACGAACTTTCGCCCGCCTTCGACAAGCTCGCGCGAGTCCTGACCGTAGACGGCGGCATAGCCCGAAAGCGTGCGCCCGTCCATCGACTGCTCGACCGCGGTGAAGTCACGACGTGAAATCATCGACTGCTCCTGCACTGGTATCGGTGCCGATGTTGGTGGTGCCGCCGCCTGTGCCCATGTTCAGCGCCTGGATCGGCGCGTCCAGCCCGGGCAGCGGTTCCATGTCGAGTTCCTCGCGGGCTTCGTTGCGGGTCATAAACCCGGCCTCTACCGCGGTGCGCAGCGAAGCCATCGTCTCGGCCATGCCCGGGCGCTGCAGCTCGTCCACGTCGAAATACACCGTGTCGAACGGGGTTGCGAGCTTCGACTTGATCTCGCCCGACCACGCCTCGAGCCAAGCGCGCAGGCAACCGTCCACGTATGCGCGGCCCATCCATTCGAGCGTTCCGTACCCGGAACCGCCTGTCTCGCCGAGCATCGACACGGGAACGCCGTAGATGCGCGACACGTCGGCGATGGAGTAGGAGCGCGCGGCGTCAAGCCCAGTGTCATCGAGCGTCGAACTGATCCGCTCGATCTTCATGCCCTCCATGAGGACAAGCGGGCGGCCGGCGTTTGCGCTGCCCGAGTGCCGCTGCATGTAGTCGGCCTCGATGCGGTGCATGGCCTCGGCGCTCAGCTTGGTCGGATGGACCAGCGCGATCTTCGGGTTGCCTGCGTTCTCGTAGCTCTTCAGCGCCATCTGTTCCTGCGCCGCCATGATCTGCAGCGAGGAACGGCACAGGCTGATCGGGCTCTCGCCCCAGAGGCCGTTGAGGTTCGGTGCCTTGAGGTGGAACACCTGATCCTGCTGAAGATCGCCGTACTGCCGAGTGCGGTACACGGGACGCGGTCCAGTCGTGTCCAGGCTCACGCTGTCGGGCTCGAGCAGGATCAACTCGATGAGCTCGCCGCCGCGGGTCCGGTTGATCGCGGCGAAGGCGTTGCCCCAAAGGAGCACTTGCATTGTCATCGCGCGACGGAACTCGAAAGCCGACATGTACGGCGACGGGGAACGCAGCAGCGAGTCGGCGCCGCTGGCGCTCACCTCGAGCTCGATGCGCGCGACATCGCCTGCGATGAGCGAGACGGCGCGGTAGACGGGCGTATAGCGCAGCGCGTTCGACGCTGTGATGAACGGCATGTTCCCCGACGGTTCGTGCAAAATCGTCGCGGAGTACGGGCCGACAAAGAATCGCTGCAGGAGCGCCCGGATCACGCCGCTAGTGTTGCATCTACTAACGGATCGCAGCGGCGCTTAACTAAAGATCCTCATAACCGCTGCGCGTCTCGCCGCCCCAGCAATGCAGGGCCATGATCGCCGCGACTAACGGGTCAATGACATGGGTCCGCTTGGCTTTGTTGACCTTTATATTGCCGTTTGAATCGCGTATCGGCACGGCTTGGGCGCATGCGTTCCGCATGATCGGGTCCGGTCCGAGCATTAGTTTTCGAGCAACCCAATATTGCTGCCACAACTGGCAACCTGGTCCCATTGTGGAAATGCCTTGGGAATACACCTGTAGCGGAAGGCTGGCCGCTACTGCTAGTTCGGCAAACAGCTTTGCGCCCCATCGGTCGAATGCCACCGACACAAGATCAAACTCAGAAGCCACGGCCTTAAGTTGTTCAAGTATGCGGTTGTAGCTGATATCGCTGCCAGGGGTGAGCTCAAGATGCCCGTTAGCCGCCCATGCGCGCACAGGCAGGCGGTAGTCAAGCTCGCGCTGTCGGACATTGTCAGCAGGCCACCAGTAGTGCCCGCGCAGCGCGACGCGGCCATCGTCTAGGGGAATGGCTACGACGAGCGCGGAAAGATCTAAAGACTTGGAAAGGTCAAGCCCGCACCATGCGCGGCGCCCGCGAAGCTCTGACCAATTGATTTCCTCGGCCGGCGGGGCAAATGCCATGTCCAGCCAGTTGCCGACATCCTCTGCGGTCCTCGCGCAGATGTAGCGCGAGAACTCGGCTCGGCCGACCGCGCTCCCCTTCTTGGTGTTCCACATCGTCTTGAGGTCGCGGATGTTCGGCTGACCGTGCTCAAGGTTCGGATTGGCTTTCGGCCATACGGCGGGATCTCCCATGTCGTCGGTCGAGTCGATCCCGTAGAGGATCGGCATAAATGAATCGTCCTCCTCTTCGCCGGCAAGTATGCGTTCGCCTGCGGTCACGCGATCGGCGAACAAGCCCTCTGGGTTTGGGCTCGGCGTCGAGATGATCAGCCCCAAGCAGTTCCGCCGCTTGCCGGCAGTCGTGTCGAGCTTCGCGAGGATCTCCCGGTCGGAGAACTCGGCGACCTCGTCTCCGATCCACAGGCTCGGCGTGAGCCCGTCCAGACTCGTAACGCTTGTCTTCAGCGCGCTCATGACGCAATCACGGCCTTGGTCCTCAAGGCGGTTGTGAAGGATTTTGACGCCGTCCGCGGCCAATGAACGGTACATCTCGCGCGCCTTGTCTACGCAGAGAAGAGCCTGATCTTCCTTGTTCGCGATGACATGGACGCGTCGGCCTGGCCCACTTCCAAAATCGTACAAGCCCAGGGCAGCGGCAAACGTGGTCTTGCCATTTCCGCGGGCGACCTGAAGGATGGAAAGCTTTGTCCTTCGCGTTCCGTCTTCACGCCAGCGCCACCCAAACAGATGCGCGGCGACCCAGACTTGCCACGGCCTCAGCTCAAATGGGACTCCGGCGTAGTCCTCTACTAGAGGCAACCGCGAGCAGAACTGCGCGACGCGCTCGACCTCGTCCCAATCCATGTAGATGTCGGAGCGGTCAAGATCACGCGCAAAGCGCCGCGCGGCCGCGTAGATCCACTTTCCGGCAGGCCTAGAGCCGTCAAGTATGCTCGCGTTGTACGCGAGAGCGTGCGTTTTTCCTTCCGAGCTTGCAGGCGGCACCAAAGAAACCCCACTTTTCTCAAAATCTACCCC